CTCGTCTCTAAATGCGTGAGACTCCGTGCGCGGGAACTGACGATAGAATTCGTTCAATGCATCTGCATCGTTCTTCAACGAGTCTACCTCCGCCTCCCAGTAATCAATCGCACCATTCTTCACCATGCCATTGTCAACTCCTTTGACCGGATTGCTCGGTGCTCTGAACACAGGCATCCCGTATCTGTCAATGAATCCCTCCATGTTCCACTCCATCGGAATGAACAATTTATACAGCCCGCTCTTGGTCTGGTTGTTTGAGTTCCTCACCGCAGCATTGGAATCCTCATATAGTTTTTTGTAATTATCGCCACCTTTACTCAAGGCGTTTGACGTAGAACCCATAATGCACTTGCCGATGATTCTGCTACCCACCCTCAAACACGTCTTGGTTACAGCCCAACTATTAAGGATATTGTTTGGCCGGGTCCACTTGGCTGATTCGTCATGAGCCAATAGTAGCAACTTCTCTCCATCATAGGAGTTCTCTTCTGTGTTACGCCAGTCAATGGTGGTATCCAATCCATCTACCTCGTCCATCGTCACATCGTACATATTCTTCTTGGTGATCTTCGATGCAGGTACGCGGTACGCCAATTCTGTCTTTGGCTTATCCATACCATCCATCACCGGCTTAAAGAAGAACGGGTACTTGCTGTTAATGGGAACTACCTTATCGGTAAACATCTTCTTGGCATCGATACCGGTCTTGGATAGAATACCAATCCTTGAGTTCTTTGCAAGCGTAGCCGTGTTCACCACCTCGGACGAACACATGAATGAGAATCCCGAACGACGTATCTTCAAGTAGATCATACCAAAGGATCTTTCGTCAGCGACGCATGCCTCCCAAAATATGTAGAATATTCTATTGGCTTCCCTGTAGTCTGGATAACCCACGTCAATACTAGCCCACTGCAAATACATCCAATGGCTACCGGTCATGTAAGTGGGTACGCCATCATTCATAAACCAATAACCTTGGTCTCTATAATCGTACTGGCTCTCCACGTAATCAATCCAATTGTCTTTGAACCCCGATGGGAGTTCGTTCCATTGAAAGATGGATTGTATTCTCTGTAATTCTTTTGGATACTCCGCCCTCTCCCAGTACTGATGGGACGGCTTGGGGCTTCTTGAGTTCACCTTCTCTGGCTTCAGCGGTAGGGCGATAATTAGCCCCGACACTTTCCATATCTCCCCGATCTGTCCCGTCTTTGAAATAACGACCATATCACACTGCTCGTTGTAGCCGTACCTCCATCCTTTCACCGCGTTCTTGTGGTTAAGGGTGGCCTTCGGAACGTAATCAATAAGGACCGTGTATAAACTATTTTGATCGTCTCTCTGCAAAGCCACGTTTAGAATCTGATTTTTTGGGGCCGTTATTAGCCATGTCAATATTCTCCTTCTCAGAAGTGATCCGGTTCAAAATATCGAATGCATCAAATATAGCCAACTTCTTGGTTGCTGCCGCGTTCTTTAACTTATCGGCAGACAGATCGTCATCTTCGCCCGGCTTAATGATGTCTTCTTCGGCGACCATAATCAACTTATCGACTGCGGCATAGCCAGCCTTGATGATCCTTAGTTTGATTTCATCGTTGTCTATCATACTCTGCCTTTCAAGAACACCACTTGCACTAGTCTTGACGCTTCGTCTTTGCCGAAGTTCTCAAATATGTTTCTAGAGTGTGCGAGTTCTGAATCAAATATAATCATGCGGTTGTACTTGGAGTAAAACACACACGACTTATTCCCGTCCTCGTCGTAGATGGTGGTGCCATCTTCTTTTGGATGAGCCTTGCTCAAGTAAAGAATCGCAGTTACATCGCCCATCATATCATCCTTGTGGATGTAGTTAGGCTCATCTTGCCCCTCGGGTGATTTACGCACAAAGTTAAACGCCACGTCGTAGTCCGGCCCCAAAGAAGCCATCACTATACGAGCAAACATGTCGTGGCTAGGACGAGGCTGAATGTTTTTGAATACCTTGTCACCATCATTCACGTCTATAAATCCCTGCTTGTTGATGTCCCTTACGTATAGATCGGGATCAATCAATACATTGTCTGATACTATGAAGTTCATAATTTAATTGTTATCTGGTGGTCGAATATTCTATACAATCTCTCTCCATCTACCTCAAACTCGTACTCGCTTTCGGGTTGGAATCAAACGATGTCCCCTTTATTGACACCCTTACTCAGTAGGTATTCATTGGGATACCACATCTGCCCCATCAACGGCTCGTCTTTGAACGGTTTGAATATGTGAGAGTGCTTTGCAGGTATGGGTTTGACGAAACAATATCTGTCGTATGCGTGCCATACATCTGCGTGTTTGAATAAGAAAAATTGGTCAAGTTCGATGAAAAATAAATCTTCACGAAAGAAACTTTTCCCACTCTTGCGGTTTCCCCGCATGTCGTTGTAGAATTTGAAAACATTGTGGTGTACTAATAAAATATCTCCGGGGACGATGGGGCCTCGGTATCCCCTAGGAACTTCAACGACTTCAGCCTCTCGGTTAGAGAACTTGTAGTCCTCTTCGGATGTGCTAACGATAAAATCAATACCGGCTATCTCCTTGGTATTGTTGTATCGTCGTCCCTTAACTGGTCTTGCGATAAAATAGAATGGCGACTGCATCAATAGTTAATGTTGTACTCTATGGATACAGGAATAGTGGAAGAGAACTCTTTCCAAAGCACCACCTCATTCTTGGGGTTGATGATATAAATCTTAATTGATTGTCTGCGCTCGTCGTACTTGATTAGGTGTATTTCATTGGTATCGTTGAGAACCTTTTGCCCAACGATGTAATGCATCGCACCCCCCTTGTAGTCCGGACCAATCGCTATTTTCCTGATGTCCATATTTCATTTGATTAGATTAAATTTAATTACTCGTACTATTATACTACACTGAAGTTCATCGTATTAACGAGAACATCAGTAGCATCGGTTGTATTGACAAGCCATAATTCTATGTAGTCGTTAGTCGCCAATGTAATAAATCCCTGTGATAGACCAGATGCTCTATCAAGAGTAATTAATGTTTTGGTGGTTGTATTCACCTGCGGTGTTGTACCATTCTTGTATACAACAGCCTCGATAGTAGCATCTGAACCGGCTGTACGGTAAGCAGTAAATGAAACACTAACAAATACCGTAACAGAACTTGTTCCTGTATATGTCAATCGGTTGTTAGATGGCATAGTAAACCCAGACAATACGCCTGATGTTGTTGTACCCTCCACCTTCACCGGTACATTGACAGTAGCAACAACAGTATCAGTGGTGTTGTTGATCATATACATCTCTGCATCGGGTCTCAATGCCAACACATCGGAGATTGTGAAGTTAGCAGTTTCGTCGTTGGCGGAAACGTTTGTTCCGATCAACTTACTAGATACCCCAAGGGGTGTGGCGTTGGCGTACTGTGAAATTTTCATCTTATGTCAAAGTTAATAGATATGCAGTCTTGTCAACCAAGCCAAGCATCTCGTCAATAATGTTCTGTAGTTCATAAGAGTAATTGTTCCTCTCGGTATTAAGCATGGCCATCATTTCTTTCATGTGGCTCATAGCGTCCATGTTCTTGGCTTCCGGAATAACAATCTCAACCCTTTTGTTCTGGCCAAAGTAAGCCTCAATAAAGTTATCGGTTAGATCAAGGATGTTGTCATAGTATCCGTTCAATGCCTTATGCTCCGCAAACGAAGTGGTCTGCAAGTGCGCAATGTGCATCATGTCACGCGAATGGAATAGCATTCCAATAAATTTCGAGGGTGTCATTCTTTTTCTTTCTTTGTTATCTCTCCTGTTTTCATATTTATGACCGCATCCTCACCATAGAGTTCGATCAAAAGTCTTTCGTGGTTGGAGAACTTCTCACGTAAGGCTTCCATTGCATTCAGTGCAGCGTACTTATTCATTTCAAAATCAGCGATGCTCATTCTCAAACGCGTGTACTCTGTATTCATTTGTTGGATTGTCTCCAACTGCTCTTGAGTTAATTTCATTACCACAAATATATGGCTTTTTTAAAAATAAAAATCCCCCTTGATTAGAGGGGGATGGTAATGATTACTTAGCGGCTTTCTTCTTTTTGAATTTTGCTGCGTCCAATACTTGGTATTGGGTCTTGCCACTTACCTTCAAGGCTTTCAACAATTGCTTGCGATTGCCGGTTGATTTGTAAGACACGTGCACCCAATCAGGATTCTTGTCGTCACCGAACTCCCAG